AGCATCCATCTTCTTTTCAATCTGGTCACGGTATTCCTGTGATGTGTATTTCGACTTATCCAAGCCGAGAGAATAGCCGACAAAAACACCAAAGGCTGAATCCCGATTGACCTGCTTGTTCGGTTCAGGCTTGATGATCGGTCTGAGTTCTCGAACAACAGGATCATTTTCAGGCAGTTCGAAGATCGTGCTGTTTACGATTTGGATCTCATCGCTTGTTCTGGAATTGACTTGCTGGATATGGTCAAACGCATTGTTGATGGCATCATCGAAGCCTCCTACAACGCTGGAAACCCCGAAAACCATCTCGAAGGTGACTGATGTGTCATCAGCAGATAGAACTTTGATATGCATTCCATCGCTGGAGCTGGTTCCGCTCTTTACCGCCGATGTTAGCTCGACCTTGCTATAAATCTTGGGAGCCCCCAGCACCGTCTCAAGGAATGCGTACAGGAGAATCTCGCCCATTTCGTTGCCCGTCCCACGCTGGTCAGCAGCTCCGTTTTTATGCATGATGTCCAGAGCCTTAATACCTACCAGATGGTCATCGCCATCCAGATGGAACTTCTCCAATTTGGAGCGGGAAAACACATACCGACCGATATTCCTCTCCAAAAAAGTCAGCAGATTGTCCTGAGAAAAATGGAAATCGGTCACATCTTTTAGCCGGAATAAGCGCAGTTCACTATTGGCATGCACACCAAGGCCCTCCGAGTGGAAGACCTCTGTGAAGACTTGATTAAAGTCCTTATCATTTACGGTTTTTGCCAAGTTGATATTCATGAACTACGCCACCTCCAGAAATTATTGGTCGCTATATCTTTTAAAGTTTTCGGCCTGCTCCATGACCTTCTCAAAGACCTCTTCATCCCACTCAGGCGGATAACCATTCTGGTACAGAAGCACGGTCAAATCCATATTGAGCTGATTCTTGATGTCATCACGGGTAGACCAGTCAGCAAACTGAGCCTTGTCGTCGACGAGTTCTTTGATTTTCTTTGCCAAGATAAGACACTTCTCATCCGCATATGGGAATCCGTGGTCATCACGAACTTTTACGAGAATGTCATAGAACGCCTTTTCCTCATAGGAAATGCCCAGCCGCTCGAAAGAAGTCTGATCGGCTTTCAAATCATTCATTATCTTGATCAGCTGATCGGACAGATCGTTGACGAAGTCAGCAACAACCTCACTGGTGAACACGAGCTTGTCTCTGCTGTTATATGCATCGACGACTTGACGCAGCCGCTCATCAAACTCAATAGCCTTAACCTTGTTAGTGCGGCCATAAGCTGTAATAGCCTTTTTGAGGAGCTTGAGCAAAGCATTGAATTTTGTAATCGGTAGATTGACTTTATCCAGTTCTTCCAAGAAGTCATCGCTGAACAGATCGACTGATTTGTGCTCGTCTACGATGTTTTCTATGCCTGTGCAGGTAATAGCATCTTTGACCATTTCTTCAACGACGCTATTCATCACTTCAGCATCTGGGGCATCGCCCTTTGTCTGTTTATAAATGATGGAACGGATCGCCAGATAGAATTGCGCTTTAGCTGTTTCGGCATCGGTCAGTTCGCCGGACGGAAAGCAGATCATATAGGCACTCTTCAATCTGCGAGAAAGTCCCATGAACCTTGTCTGCATTTCCTTTTTCAACTGCACATACTCGGCAGCTGCATTTAAGCAATTGAGACGCTCTAACGGAGTTCCGCTGAAGAATTTGGAAGCGTTAAATCCATCCAGAAGCTCATCTATCAATGCGAGGTGGTTTCTGAAGATGGAGAGCGTGATGTTCAGCTCGTCAATCGGACTTTCCTGTGGGCCGCCGTATTTCTTGACGGCCTCCATCATATCATTCTTAATTCCGATATAGTCGACAACAAGGCCTCTATCCTTGCCATCAAACACACGGTTGACACGGGAAATCGTCTGGATGAGCGTATGCTTCTGCAGCGGCTTATCGATGTACATTACAGCGAGGGACGGAACATCAAAGCCGGTGATCCACATGTCAACAACAACGGCGATCCGGAAATTGGAATCGTTGTTCTTGAACTGGCGGTCCAGCATCTTGCGATATTCTTTTGTGCCACAAAGATCATAGAGTTCCTTCTCGTCGTTTTGGCCCTGTGTCGCCACCATATTGATCATCGGCAAAGCGACGAGTTTATCAAGCTGCTCACGGGTGAGCTGATCTTCGTGCTCGGCCTTTTTCTTTACGAACCATTCAGGGCGGATTGCTTCGATGGCCTTAAGCACTTTAAATGCAAGCGGCCTGTCGGCGCAGACGATCATAGCTTTCTGTACGACTTCCGGCTTTTCGGTGCAGAGGGATTCATAGTGGGCAACGACATCTGCTGCCAGCTTTTTGAGCCTATCAGGATGACCAAGGATTGCAGACATGCGGCTCATAGCCCGTTTGCTTTCCTCGATCTGCTCCGGATTGGAGCCTTCGGCAGCACACTGCTGATAGTACTTTTCGATTTCTTTGGCCTGTTCGTCAGAAACAATAACACGGGCCAATCTCGGTTCATAAGCGATTCGGACAGTAATGCCGTCATCACTGGATTCCTTCATCGTGTAGCTGTCAACAACACGACCGAAAACGGCGATAGTTTCATCAATCGGCGTACCTGTAAAACCGCAGTACGTTGCATTCGGGAAACTGTCACGCAGGTATTTTGCAAAACCGTAAGTGGTGAATACACCCTTGTCGGTTTTCTTCAATTTTGCTCCGACACCGGTCTGCGTTCTATGGGCCTCGTCGGAAATACATATAATGTTGCTACGATCCGAGAGAAGTCCGGTCTTTTCGCAGAATTTCTGGATTGTGGTGATATAGACGCCTCCGCTCGGCTTGTCCCGCAGCGTTTTCTCCATATCTTCACGGCTCTCAATGCTGCGGACATCGCTCTGATGCAGATACTTCTTTGCGGTAACAAACAGCTCCGAAGTCTGGGTATCCAGATCCTCACGGTCCTCCAAAATTACAATCGTGGGATTGTTGAATGCTTCATTATCCCGGAGTGCAATTAGCCGGGAAAGGAACAGCATCGTGTAAGTCTTACCGCAGCCGGTAGCTCCGAAGTATGTACCGCCTTTGCCGTCGCCTTTAGGACGCATATGTTCCCTGATGTTGCCGAGCATCTTGTGTGCGCCAAAGAACTGCGGATATCGGCATACAATAGCCTCATCCTTTTTGCTATCATCCGGATAGAAGATGAAGTCTCGAAGGACCTGCAGCACACGATCCTTTGCAAAAGCTCCCTCGATCATGGTCAACAAAGAACTGATGCCATTGGAAACTTTGTCGGTGTCATTTGCCTTATTCCACGAGTAATAGAACTTATAAGGCGTGAAGATACTTCCGAGTCGTGTGTTGGCCCCATCGCTGATGACCGAAAGGAAGCAATACTTCATGAGTTTGGGAATGTCACGGGTGTAGCGGATGGTAATCTGCTCCCATGCGTCATGGATGGTGGTATCCTCCTCGATAGCAGTTTTGAACTCGCAGATCGCAATCGGGATGCCGTTGATAAACACAAGCAGGTCCGGACGACGCAGGTGCTCGCCCTGAACCGAATACTGGTTTACAACCTTGAAGATATTATTCTCCGGATGATCGAAGTCGATGTAGTCCACATGAAGAGCCACTTGACTGATGTCATCACGCGCAAGGTCAAAGCCCTCATTGACCAGCCAGAATGCCTCCCGGTTTCCAAGATAAAGCGGTGTGGCCTGAATCAGAGCGAGCTTGTTGATAATCTTCTGCATTTCAACTTCGCTCAGTTCGCTTTTGGCATAACGAGTTGAAAGGAACGAGCGTAAATCATCCACAAGCAGAATATCCTCGTACTGCCTATGTATGCTTTCACCCTGCACATAAATGTACTCTTGCTTTTCAAAAAGCTCAATTATGGCATGTTCCAGCTCATCTTCGGTGAACTTACCCTTTTCAAAGATATAGTCCATATAGTACTTCCTTTCCAACGGCAATAGAGTATTATTCTTCCTTCAGCAACTCTTTTAAATAGACACCGTTTTTATCTTTCCATGTAACATGTCCGTTAGTACTCCGCCCCGTAACAAAGTTGGCTGCAGTGGATGGGCTCTTAAAAACGGCATCAGTAATTACAATCCCATTTTTTACATACCTATCCCTTTGCCGCTCGATTGTATTAGCTCCTCTGAACTTTTCGGAACGAGAAATATCAGCAGAAACCTTCGATCCTTTTTTCACGATAAATACCTTTTTATCAGGATAGTATTCACCAGTAGCATCTGCATTTTTATTTTTGATGAAGAGCAGCATGTTTTGTCCTCCTTGTTCTTAGAGACTATTAACAACTTATCTTCAAATTGTCGATTCCGAAAGCGACCCTTTAATGAGGATTGGACATAAATCCTTAATCTGTGCCTTCAATCTGTCGTTTATAGCTTTTCTTGCCTTGTAAACTTTATAGATTCCAGCAATACTCTTTTGAATCTCTATATCCGGAACGGGAATCTCTAAATCACCTAAAGAATCAATATCAAAAAACAGAGTTGCGCTTCCAAACGAATTAAACAACACTTTTCTTGCGAAGCTCTCCCGCTGCAAAAGTATGTACAAATAATAAGGGTAGAGCTCTTCAGGCTTACTCACATAGAATGATTCGTATGCTGGTGTGACGATCAAGTCATCTCCCTCATTAAGGGCAATGCTTAACTTTGTTATTGTGCTGTTTACTCTTGAGTTATAAACAAAGTAATTCTTCTTAATTATTTTGAATGTTGAAACATCTCCTGAAAACAACCTCATTGGCTTAATAAACTCACCGTCGTTGTTGAACCCTTTCACTTCAGCTTTGCTAAACACCGCATCTTGATTTTTTGCCAAGTTTCTTGCGATATAGTTTTTTATTGGCTGAGCATTTTTGTAATCCAAGTTATTAATAAATGCATCACAAACCAGTTTCAAATCTTCAAGCCCACGCTCATAGCTTCTCTGGTTTGTTAACATAGCCAGATATACATCTGCATACTTCCTCTGAACATCAATCGGAGGAAGCTCAATATCTATATCACACATTTCACTCCAATCAAAAGTTTCTCGTGCAGAGCCCCATGAATTAAAGCGTGAGTACCTATCGAATTCAGATCGATTAAAAAACATAAATAAATATTCAGGCAGAAGAATATCAGTGCGGATGATCCTAAAAACAATATAAGATGATGAAACTATATATGTGCTTTCAGTATCATTATGAGCGAGGGTAATTTTCTCTCCGTTTCTTGATGTAACAGTGACGTATGCGAAATCACCCGGCTTGACCAGTTTATAAGGTCTAAGCGAAACGCCCTCCATATCAGCTTTCGTTTCAATAAAAATTTTTTGGATTGAAATACCTTTAACATCGTCCAATGTGTACTGCAGGAGAGAATTCCGTTCGTCACATTGCTCAATTAAATCTCCGAGTTTATGTTTAGTCAATGCCATAGCCGATCCCCCTAAAGGCAGTCTCCAGCATAGCTTGTGACTGTTTTTCTTCAACAAGAACCGCTTGCATCTCTTCCTGAATCCGTGTCATTTCAGATGCAAAATCTATATCAAGGTCGTGGTCAATGAACTCGATGTATTTACTTGGTGCCAACGAATAGTTCTTAGATTCGATTGTAGCAAGTTTCCCAGCCGCAAGCAGTTCCTTTTCATCCTCTGTCAAATCTGAATTGAATAGTTTAACAGACCGGCAAAACTCAGGCACATCTGAGTAAAGGCTGGTATCTGTGCTTCTCCAATCGTTATAAACCTTTTTAACTTGTGCGATCTGTCCATCAGTTAGAACAGTTTTTTTCTTTTTCTTCGTTTTGTCGATCACAATCTCTTCAATATTCTCATCCCAACGACGGAGGTCAATGAAAAGTATTTCGTGCGTACGATCACGAAGTTGTCTGCCGTTAACGGTTCCGGCCTTTTTATTCATGTTGATAATCCAGAGAGTGACAGAAATATCTGTGGTATAAAACATATCACGCGGGAGGACAATAATAGCTTCAACACGATCTCTTTCAAGAACTTCTTTGCGAATGGTATATTCATCTCCATCAGCATTTAATGCACCATTAGCGAGAAGGAAGCCTGCAATACCGTGGCTAACATCAAGTTTTGAAAGCATGTGGAGCACCCACGCATAATTTGCATTGGCCACCGGTGGCATAACGCTAAAGCCGGTGAAACGAGGATCGTCGGTCAGTTCGTCCTCCTTCCTCCAGTTCTTGAGATTGAACGGAGGATTGGCCATGATGAAATCAACCTTTTTATCCTTGTGCTGATCATCTGTAAAAGATGAGGCATTTTTTTCGCCAAGGTTGTGAGCAATGCCACGGATGGCAAGGTTCATCTTGCAAAGACGCCACGTTTCAGGTACGCTTTCCTGTCCAATAATGGACACATTTTGACGATTCCCTTGATGACGGTCGACGAACTTAAGGGACTGTACAAACATTCCCCCAGAACCACAACAGGGATCGTATACCACCCCGCTGAAAGGTTCGATCATTTCTGCGATCAGCCTAACAACACAGGCCGGTGTATAGAATTCGCCTTCTTCCTTCGTTCCAGCCGCAGCGTAGGCCTGAAGGAAGTATTCATAAACTCGACCGATCAGGTCTTCCTCTTGGAAGCGTTTCTCGTCGATCAGGTTGACGTTATCAATGAGGTCTTTGATCTTGGACTTATCTGCGCCAAGAGAGGCAAACAGGTTCAGCGGAAGCGTTCCTTTCAGCGGCGGATTGCTGTCTTCAATATCGGCCATCGCCTGATCGATAATAACGGCGATGTCGTTAGCGGACGCATGCTTTACGATGTAGGACCACCGTGCGGTCTCTTTCAGGTAGAACACATTTACCGCATTGTAGAAAGAGGCTTTCTCCAAAAATGCGGGTATTTCTCCATATTGTGCAATAAGCTCCGCACGACGCTTCTCAAACTTATCACCGGCGAACTTCAAGAACACCAGTGCAATAACAGCATCTCTATTTTTCTCAGTGCTGCCCACGCCACGCAGGGCAACACGGCAGTTCCACAATACGGTTTCCAGCGATACCGCCGTTTCTTTCTTTGCAGCTCTTGCCATAAATATTTACCTCATTCCTGTATTTGTCTTGTCGGGACACTGTCCCAGCATCATTTTACAAAGTTTGCGGTCCCATAAAACGGACTCAATCTTCCTTTTTGTCTTCGACTGTTTCTGCAGCACCACCAGAGCGGACCCAATCGTCCACTTCGGAGAGCTTGAATTTCCAAAGGCGGCCTACCTTATAAGCTGGCATGCCCCGCAATGAAATCCAGTGCAGGATCGTTTCCCGACCAACGCCAAGATGCTCTTGAACCTCTTTCAGCGTGGACCATTTTTCGACATTGTTTTCAGCCACGATCTCGTCCTCCTATACTCTTGAATCGGTCATAATCGAATGACACGTTTACTACAACATCAAAAACATATCTACTGTTCGGGAAGCAGTTCTTTCCGTCCGAGTCCTGCATTTCCCACTTACAATTAAAACTTCCCTCAAAGCCGTTGGCAGAAATGTCGACGGCTATTTTTGTTATTCCACCCGGCATCACATCAGGGATGTCGAGCTTCGTCAGAGAGAACTTTGGCCTAATTTCTGCCTGATTTGCCAGCACTAAACTTCGGCCTGTCCAGATCGCCTTTCCGTAGTTGTGGATCACCCACTCATGATGAATGGTTTCGTAGCAGCCCACGTCGTGCCTATTGCCTCCGGGCTCGACCCACACATTGTCTCCTGCGTAAAGAACCTGCGGAATCTGATAGCCAGACTGGATTCCCGTGATTCGTTGTCGGTTATAGGCCTCAACCAGCACCATCGGAGCATCCTCGGCCTTGGATTCGATAAAGGCTTTAACCTGCTCGGCAAGGGCGGCTGAGACATATTCCTTCTTTCGCTCGATGCTTGATGGAACTCCTATCGCATCGATCAAAGGCCCAACATGCTCGTCCTTCAGATGCGTTTGAAAGAATGTCGTCAGAGGACCCAGATCCACTGGCTTCGGAAGCTGTTTTTTGAAATTGGATGCAAACGGTTTGTTTCCGTTGTAGATCGACTTCAGGTGATCGTCCGAATAGTCCCGGAGGATCTTAGCTGCTTTCACAAGGCCTTGCATGTACTGACCCTGCGATGCGTACCCGAAATATTCGGCTTTGACTATGTTGCAAAAATCCGAAAACAGCACCGATTTCACCCCTTCCCAAAAAGAACCATCAAAAGAACCAAAGAACCATCAGAACCGCTGTATCAGCTCTTTCAAGTCAAAAATCAGCCCGGTTACCATTAGTACAGCCGAAGGGAAACTGGCCCCGTGGCCGACGAGAGTGGTTCTATTTATTCATTATATCACGAAAGTGTGGAAAAATCAATCCCATAAGTGATTAACAAGACGTAAACAAGCATAAATCCACTTAAAACGACAAGCGACCATTTCCGAGGCCCCGCCAAGTACCGCACCGACTGATCACCGGTGGCTCAACGGTGCTTGGCGGCACAAGTTAATATTTCAGCTGCCTATTGAGCGGGAAGCTGCAGACCGGAACGGAGAAATCTCCGTCGGGACTGTGGTTGGATTTCTATACCCATTTTGCAGCTGACCATGAAGGTTTCCTCCGTTCCAAGCAAATCGAACGGAGGAAATTTTCATGCAAAACAAAGACTATCGTTACTTCATCCCGGTCGACGGGACCCCCATCGAGGTCAGCGAGGAAGTTTACAGGGCTTACTACCAGCCCATCTGGAACACCCGCTACCATGCCCAGAAGAACGGCGAATGCCGCTGCACCAAGGCCCAGCTTTGGAAGTGCGACGGTGTTTGTCCCGGCTGCCCGTTCTACGCTGCCGGTAAGAAAGTCTCCATCGATACGCCTATCGGCGGCGAGGACGACGAGCTTACCCTTGGCGATACGCTGGCCGACGACGCACCATCTGCGGAGTCCATCCTTATGGATAAGGAACTGCTCGACGCTCTATACGACGAGCTGAACCGCCTTGACCCGGAGGGAAAGCGCATCTGCGAATTACTTATGTACCACTCGGAACGTGAAGCTGCCGACATCATGGGCATGGCCCGTTCCACCTTCAAGCGTCATTGGGCAAAGATTCAGGCTGAGCTTCAGGATAAGCTCAAGGAATACTACCTCTAATTAACTACATGGCCGCCGTGGGAGAAAAGGCCTCCTGCGGCGGCCAAAATTTTTTTGAAAAAAGCGGACCACTTGAGCCATTTCCCTCCAGTGGGTACTGAGGACAGCAAAACAACACAGGTCCTCAGAAAGGAGGAACCGCCAATGAGTGAGTCCAGACCCAACAAGGCCGTCACCGATGAAGAGCTTATCGGAGTGCTTACGGCAATCAGCGTAGTGTCAAGACGTCTGGCGAGGAAGCTGATCCAGCTGAACCAGACAAGCCAATCTCAGGAAGGAGGAAAACAGGATGAGCAAAACGAGCGAAATGGAAGCGACCATCAGAGAGTTACGGGATATTGCATCTTCTATTAACGACATCGCCAACTGGCTGACCGGCGCATTCAGCGGCACCGAGGAAGCGGCCCCTGCTCCGGAACCGGAAAAGACCCTCACCCTCGAAGATGTCAGGGCGATTCTGGCAGAAAAATCCCGTGCTGGTTTCACCGCTCAGATCCGTGACCTTCTCCTGAAGTACGGTGCCAAAAAGCTCTCCGAGGTAGACCCGGCCAGCTACAAGGCTCTGGTAACGGATGCGGAGGTGCTCGGCAATGGCTAATCACGCACTTCTCTCCGCATCGTCTTCGCACAGGTGGCTCAACTGCCCACCCTCTGCAAGACTCTGTGAAGGCTACGACGACAAGGGCAGCGATTTCGCAGCCGAAGGCACTGACGCTCACGCCCTCTGTGAGTTCAAGCTCCGGACGGCACTCGGTATGGAGGCCAAGAACCCGACCGAAGACCTCACTTGGTACAACTCCGAAATGGAGGAATGCGCCAACGGGTATGTGGGATTCGTGATGGAGCTTATCGAAGAGGCCAAGAAGACCTGCTCGGACCCCGTGGTCCTTATCGAACAGCGGCTCGACTACTCCAAGTACGTCGAGGAGGGCTTTGGTACCGGCGACTGCGTCATCATCGCAGACGGGACGCTCCACATCGTGGACTACAAACACGGCAGAGGCGTTCTGGTCGAGGCCGATGACAACCCGCAGATGAAGTTGTACGCCCTCGGTGCTCTGGAGCTGTTCGACTGCATCTACGACATTGACACCGTCAGCATGACAATCTACCAGCCCAGACGCTCCAACGTCAGCACATTTACCATTCCGAAGGAGGAACTCTACGAGTGGGCCGATCAGGTTCTGGCCCCGACTGCAGAACTTGCCTTCAACGGAGACGGCGAATACCACTGCGGTGAATGGTGCCAGTTCTGCAAGGCCAAGGCCGACTGCCGTGAAAGAGCTAACGCCAACATGGAGCTTGCCAAGTTCGAGTTCAGGCAGCCGCCTCTGTTGACGGACGAAGAAGTCGAAGAAATCCTCGGTCGCATTGACGAGCTGATCGCTTGGGCCTCTGACATCAAGGACTATGCGCTTCAGGCAGCTATCAGCGGCAAACAGTGGTCCGGCTACAAGCTGGTCGAGGGCCGCTCCAACCGCAAGTACACAGATGAGAATGCCGTCATCGCAGCCGTGACCGCTGCCGGGTATGACCCCTACGAACACAAGATTCTCGGCGTCACCGCCATGACCTCGCTTCTCGGAAAGAAACAGTTCAACGATATCCTTGGAGGCCTGATCACCAAGCCTCAAGGCAAACCCACGCTGGTGCCGGACAGCGATAAGAGACCGGCAATGACAACCATTATCGATGATTTCAAGGAGGACAACTAATATGTCAAATTCTACTAAACTCGCAAACCCCATGAAGGTTATTACCGGCAAGGACACCCGTTGGTCCTACGCCAATGTCTGGGAGGCCAAGTCCATCAACGGCGGCACCCCGAAGTTCAGCGTCAGCCTCATCATTCCGAAGACTGACACCGTGACCGTTCAGAAGATCAAGGCGGCAATTCAGGCGGCCTACGAGGAAGGTCAGGCCAAGCTCAAGGGCAACGGTCGTACCGTACCGCCTCTCACCGCTATCAAGACGCCTCTTCGTGACGGCGACACCGAGCGTCCGGATGATCCGGCTTACGCCAACAGCTACTTCATCAACGCCAACTCTGCTACGGCTCCCGGCATTGTGGATGCTGACTGCAATCCGATCCTGACCCGCTCCGAGGTTTACTCCGGCGTGTATGGTCGTGCCAGCATCAACTTCTACGCTTTCAACTCCAACGGCAACAAGGGCATCGCCTGTGGGCTGAACAATCTGCAGAAGATCCGTGATGGCGAACCCCTCGGCGGCAAGTCCAGCGCAGCGTCTGACTTCTCCACCGATGCGGATGAAGATTTCCTGTCTTAAGGAGGTACGCACCATGAACGCTACTACGATTCTTTGCATCCTGCTTCTGTCCCTTTATCTGGTTCTGGCCGTGTTCTGGCTTGTCAGATCCATCATCGACACCATCGACGACCGCAAGCGTGAAAAGCGCAATGCCGCACTCGATGCCGAGCGTGAAGCTCGTAACGCCAAATGGGAAGCCGAGCGTCAGCAGCTTGAACGTGAACGTGCCATTCGTGAGGTCGAGTACCACGAAGCCCGAATGAAGGAACTCGAAAGCAAGTAATCTCCGGCCTGCGGGTGGTGGGAGTAATCCTGCCACCCGATCAGGCTTGGGAAAGGACCGGTGTGTATGAAAACACTCAGTATTGATATTGAAACCTACAGCAGCGTGGACCTTGCAAAATGCGGCGTCTACAAATACACCGAGGCGACAGATTTCGACATTCTTCTCTTCGGGTACTCCATAGATGGCGGCCCCGTGCATGTGATCGATCTTGCCTGTGGCGAGAAGATCCCGCCGGAGGTCATCGCTGCACTGACAAACGATGATGTGACGAAGTGGGCCTTCAATGCTCAGTTCGAGAGGATTTGCCTTTCCCGCTGGCTCCGGGATCACGGTGGTTTTGATAACGCCTACTACAGCATCTCGGAAGACACCGTGGGCAACTACCTCGATCCTGCATCATGGAAATGTACCATGATCTGGTCTGCTTACATGGGCTTGCCGCTGTCGTTGGAAGGCGTCGGTGCCGTGCTGGGCCTCGGAAAGCAGAAGCTGACCGAGGGTAAAGAGCTCATCAAGTATTTCTGCCAGCCCTGTGCGCCAACTAAGGCCAACGGCGGTCGCACCCGCAATCTGCCGGAAAACGCTCCGGACAAGTGGGCTGCCTTCAAACGATACAACATCCGTGATGTCGAGGTAGAGATGTCCATTCAGGAAAAGCTCGCCAAGTTCCCTGTGCCGGAAGCGGTCTGGGAGCAATACCACCTCGATCAAGAAATCAACGACAGGGGTGTCGCCCTCGATATGGAGCTGGTGCGTCAGGCCATCGCTATGGACACCCGCTCCCGTGCGGAGCTCACTGCCGCCATGAAGAAATTGACTGCTTTGGATAATCCCAACTCCGTGCAGCAGATGAAGCAGTGGCTCTCGGATAACGGTTTGGAGGTCGATTCCCTCGGNNGTCTGCGCCGACGGTCGTGCTCGTGGGATGTTTCAGTTTTACGGTGCCAACAGAACCGGTCGCTGGGCTGGACGCATTATCCAGATGCAGAACCTGCCTCAGAACCATCTTCCGGATCTGGCAGAGGCCCGTGGTCTTGTCCGCTGCGGTGACTTTGACGGCGTGGAGCTTCTCTACGAAGATGTGCCGGATACGCTATCCCAGCTGATCCGCACCGCCTTTGTGCCGAAGCCCGGATACAAGTTTATCGTCTCTGACTTCTCGGCAATCGAGGCCAGAGTTCTGGCGTGGTTCGCTGGTGAAATCTGGCGTCAGGAGGTCTTTGAAAAAGGCGGCGATATCTACTGCGCCTCTGCATCACAGATGTTCAAGGTCCCTGTTGAGAAGCACGGCGTGAACGGCCACTTGCGGCAAAAAGGCAAAATTGCTGAACTCGCCCTCGGCTATGGCGGCTCTGTCGGAGCCCTCAAAGCGATGGGAGCCTTGGAGATGGGCCTTTCGGAAGACGAACTTCAGCCGCTGGTCACCGCTTGGCGAAACTCGAACCAGAACATCGTGAAGTTCTGGTGGGATATCGACCGGGCAGCCATGAATGCCGTGAAGTACCACATGGACGGCGAAGTCTGCGGAGTCAAGTTCTGCTACCAGAGCGGGATGCTCTTCATTACGCTCCCGTCCGGAAGATGCCTCTCTTATGTAAAGCCCAAACTCGGCACTAACCAGTTCGGCGGCGAGTGCATCACCTATGAGGGCATCGGCGGCACAAAGAAATGGGAACGGCTGGAGACCTACGGACCGAAGCTCGTGGAGAACATCGTCCAAGCCACCTCCCGTGACATTCTCTGCTACGCCATGCGGACCCTGTCGCATTGTTTCATCACCATGCATATTCACGACGAGCTGGTCATCGAAGCCAGCCCCGGCGTCGACCTGAAGGTCCTCTGTGAACAGATGGGCCGGACCCCGCCGTGGGCAAACGGGCTCAAGCTACGTGCCGATGGCTACGAGACCTTGTTTTATAAAAAAGACTAACGAAATGGAGGTACCCATTATGGCTGAATATAAAAACGCAGAGGGCTATGCCGATCCCACAGCATTTGGAGCCTTCTGTGCCATTGAAAAAGAAGAAAAAGCTCTCCGGGCATTCAGGCCCATCGTGTATATCTGCAGCCCGTATGCCGGAGACATTGAAAACAACACCGCTGCCGCCAGACGCTACAGTCGTTTTGCGGTGGAGGCAGGATACATTCCCATCGCACCGCACCTGCTGTTCCCGCAGTTCCTTGATGACAGCAATCCCAAGGAGCGTGAGCTGGGGCTGTTCTTCGGGAATGCCATCCTGAGTAAATGTGCCGAAATGTGGGTCTTCGGTGACCGGATCTCCGAGGGCATGGAGGCCGAGATCAAGAGAGCAACTTGGAAAGGACACCGAATCCGCTACTTCAGCGAGACCTGCGAGGAGGTAACACAATGAAATTCACTTTGTACCATGCTGACTGTCTGGAGATTCCCGGTAACTGCACCTACCCGCATAAGGTCGAGGTCACCGGCAAGGACGCTCTGCTTCAGGCAGTTACCAACGATTATGTATGCGCCGAGTATCAGGGCAATTACCGCAGCAACGAGAACTTCATCGGCTCCGACTGCTTGCCGGTTGATTGCGATAACGACCACAGCGACGATCCGGAAGAATGGGTCTATCCCTCCGACGTTGCTAACGCTTTTCCCGGCGTGGCATTTGCGGTCCATTACAGCCGCAATCACATGAAGCAAAAGGGCGATAAAGCACCGAGGCCGAAGTTCCACGTCTTCTTCGCCATCGACCGGATCACCGATCCCGGCCAGTACAGCGAGATGAAGAAACTGGTCAACAGCATCTTCCCGTACTTCGACACCAAGGCCCTCGATGCCGCTCGGTTCTTCTTCGGGACAAAGGAGCCGGAGGTCGAGATCTTTGACGGCCCGATGACGCTGACCACCTTCCTTGCCGACGACGATTTCGACGCCAACATGGACTCCGGCAGCTACGGAGACGTCGTCATTCCCGAAGGCAGCCGCAACGCCACCATGTCCCATTATGCCGGACGCATCCTGAAACGCTTCGGCAATACCGATGAGGCTCATAAGCATTTTGCGGAGGTAGCCGCTTGCTGCCAGCCGCCCTTGGAGCAGTCGGAGCTCGACAGCATCTGGCGTAGCGCACAGCGGTTCTATGAAAAGGTCTCTGCACAGGAAGGATACATCCCTCCGGAGCAATACAATCAGGACCTGCAGCTCAAGCCCACCGACTATTCCGACGTCGGACAGGCCACGGTTCTTGCACGGGAATATGAAAACAAGCTCCGTTACTCGCCCTCAACTGACTACCTTGTTTACAACGGTCGGTTCTGGGAAGAGTCCAAGCCCAAGGCACAGGCCGTGGCGCAGGAACTCACCAGACGCCAGCTTGAGGAGGCCGAAACCGAAATCAAAAAGGCCACCGATGAGATGGTGAAAAACGGCGCATGGGAGTTGTTGTCCTCGATGGGTCCGAAGAAAGCGACTATGGCTTTCAGCTCGGAACAAGCTCGTTCCTTCCAGAAGTATCAGAACGCCACGACCTACCGAAACTATGCCATCAAGCGCAGGGACTCCAAATACATCTCTGCTGCCTTAAAGGAAACGCACCCGATGGTGGAGATTGACCAGCGGCAGCTTGACGCAGACGAATTTCTGCTCAACACCCCATCAGCGACCTATGACCTTCGCATCGGTCCCACATCGGCTCACAATCATACCCCTACGGACTACATTACCAAGCAGACGAGCGTGGACCCGTCTGATGAGGGCATTGAAATCTGGCAGGACGCTCTGGAGACCTTCTTCTGCGACGACAGCGAGCTCATCAATTATGTTCAGGAGGTCGCCGGTCTCTCCGCTATTGGAAAGGTCTGCGTCGAGGCATTGATCATCGCTTATGGCGAGGGCCGCAACGGTAAATCTACCTTCTGGAATACGCTGGCCCATGTGTTGGGTACCTATAGCGGCAATATGTCCGCTGATACCCTAACCGTCGGATGCAAGCGAAACGTAAAGCCGGAGCTGGCCGAGGCCAAGGGCAAACGACTCATTATCGCAGCCGAGCTGGAGGAAGGAATGCGTCTTTCCACCGCCAACGTCAAGCAGCTCAGTTCAACGGACGAGATCTATGCGGAGAAAAAGTACAAGGACCCGTTTAGTTTTGTGCCGAGCCACACCCTCGTGCTTTACACAAACCACCTGCCGAAGGTCGGTGCGCTTGATGCAGGAACGTGGCGCAGGTTGATCGTGATCCCGTTCAACGCCAAGATCGAAGGCTCGTCGGACATCAAGAACTATGCCGACTACCTCTATGCGAAGGCCGGTGGTGCCATTCTCAAATGGATCATGGCCGGTGCCAAGCGTGTGATTGAGCGGGACTACCATGTTGTCAAACCGGCTGTGGTCGAAGAAGCCACCCGTAAGTACAGAGAGAATAACGACTGGCTCTCGCAGTTCCTTGAGGAATGCTGTGAGGTTGACAGCTCCTACTCTGCAAAGTCAAGTGAGGTCTACAACGCATACCGCAGCTACTGCATGCAGGTGGGCGACTATATTCGCAGCACGACTGATTTCTACACTGCACTGGAATGCGCCGGTTTTGAAAGGAAAAGAAGCAAATCTGCACGGCTGCTTTTTGGCCTGCAGCTTAAGTCGGATTTTCTTGATTAAGCCAAGGGTGACAGTCGATGACGGTCTCTACAGAAACTTTTCCTATAGCCTTAAAAAACAGGCCTAAAGAAAAGTTACGGAAATAACTGTCATCGACCGTCACCACCCACTCTAATCCCTGATGGAGGAACATTATGCGAGAGAAAACCATAGAACAACACTTAGTCAAGGCCGTGAAAAACAGCGGCGGCATCGCACCAAAACTGGTGAGTCCCGGATTTGACGGGATGCCGGATCGACTGGTACTGCTGCCGGGAGGCAAGATCGGCTTCGTGGAGGTCAAGGCACCGGGCAAGGAACCGAGACCTTTGCAGGTAGCCAGACACGGATTACTGCAGCGGCTGGGCTTCAAGGTGTATGTCCTTGATGACCCGGAGCAGATTGGAGGGATACTTGATGAAATACGAACCGCATGAGTACCAGAGGTACGCAATCAACTACATCGAGGACCATCCCTTCGCTGCCGTGCTGTTGGACATGGGCCTTGGCAAAACGAGCATCACCCTGACCGCCATTTTGGACCTGTTGTTCGACAGCTTCGAAGCGCATCGCATTCTGGTCATCGCCCCATTGCGAGTAGCACGGGACACATGGCTTTCTGAAGCGGATAAGTGGGATCACCTACAAAACCTCATCTGCTCCGTGGCTGTCGGCACCGAAGCGGAACGTCGCGCAGCGCTCATGAAGCCTGCTGACATCTATATCATCAACCGAGAAAATATCCAG